CACCAATCGACCACAAAACGGAAAGTCAAGAAGCGCTCTGCTAAGAGTTTCGGGTAGGCTATGAAGCCATATTTCGAAGATAAGTACGTGACTATTCTGCATGGAGACTGCCGCAAGGTCCTTCCTGAGGTATCTGGGATAACGGCTGTCGTTACGGATCCCCCCTATGGTTTGTCGTTCATGGGGAAAGCATGGGACCACGGCGTTCCTGGCCCTGAGTTCTGGGCAAAGATAAGCGATTCCTGCCTTCCGGGTGCCCCGTTGCTTGCTTTTGGGGGTACGCGAACATATCACAGGCTGATCTGCGCTATTGAGGATTCTGGGTGGGAGATACGGGACTGTCTGATGTGGCTCTATGGTTCGGGGTTTCCCAAGTCGCACCCCATAAGCAAGGCTATTGATAAGGCCGCCGGTGTTTCGCCTATAGACATGGGGGCTTCACCTAATTGGAGGGAATCCAAGCGCGACAGGGAGAAAGACGGTAAGCTTGAAGTCAGAGGGAAGAACGCAGGACGGGTTACCACTCCCGCAACACAATCTGCACGACTCTGGCTAGGCTATGGCACCGCCCTGAAACCAGCCTTCGAGCCTATCTGCCTGTCTATGAAGTCTCTGGACGGCACGTATGCCGCAAATGCACTGGAGTATGGAATTGGGGGAATCAACATTGACGGGTCTCGCGTGAGTACAAATGATGTCCAGGAAATAGGCAAACCGTCTTGGGGTGGCCCCATGAAGCAACTGTCTGGTGCGCCAGGTCAAAAGGGGAAGCTGGTTCCACGTACTCCTCCATCGAATAAAGGTCGCTGGCCCACAAATATAATCCACGACGGAAGCCAATCAGTGCTGAACTTATTTCCCGACAGCAAAGGGGCACAGGGAAGCGTAAAGGGTACGGAGCCGAGCCATACAGGAGACGAGAATGCACATTGTTATGGCAAGTACGGCCGCGTGTCTTCAGAAAAGCGTGGTGACTCAGGATCGGCGGCCCGGTTTTTCTACTGTGCCAAGGCAAGCAAATCAGAACGTGGCGAAGGAAACGACCATCCCACTGTCAAGCCATTGGCACTCATGCGCCACCTGCTGACCCTTGTGACTATGCCCGAGCGCAACCTGATACTTGACCCGTTCTGTGGCTCAGGGAGTACGGGAGTGGCTTGTAAAGAGTTGGGCTTGTCCTGCATCCTGATTGATGAAGATGAACATGCTTGCGAAATTGCTGCTGCCAGAATGTCGGCAATTAGAACGACTCAAGCGGTCCTTCCGCTCTAACCGTACCCTCAGTGTATGCCTCCGTGCATCTCACGCCGAGCATCCAGTGTACATTAAATTTGATAAATGTACATTTGATGCTTGACAACTTTCCGCTTTTTTCCCATTCTCTCAGTAAATCGTATAGGAGTGTTCTATGCCTCTTGCTGGGGACCCGCTGAGTTCAACTGCCGTTGAAGCCAAAAGACCTTTCATCCAAGTTCAGAACAACGCTCAACTTGATGCTCAAAAAGATCAAGAGATGAAGATGGCGGCTGCTGACAAGGCACAGCAGACTCCGGAGAAGCTTGCGCTCCTTGCTTATCTTGAGCGACTCTGGGAAGAAGCCAAAACTTACAAAGAAGAAACTGGCGTTCACGATGAGATGATCAGGAATCTTCGTCAACGAGATGGAGATTACGAGCCAGATATTATTGCCGACATAGAAGAGATCGGTGGCACAGATATTTTCCTCGGCATTACCGATGTCAAATGCAGAGCCGCTGAAGCCTGGATCAATGATGTCCTGAATGCCGACCATGACAAGCCCTGGAGTTTGTCTCCTACTCCTCTCCCTGAACTTCCCGACGAATTGAAAAACGGTATCGTAAAGGAAACGATGGATCAGGTTATTCAAAATGTTATCGAAGGCGGAGAGCCGCTTGAGATTCAGGAGATCCAAGACTTTGCCGCTGACATGAGACAGGACATTGATGACAAACTTTACGCTGAGGCACAGACTCGCGTAGGGCGGATGGAAGTTGTTATCAACGATCAGATGGTTGAAGGCAACTGGCAGAATGCTTGGGATGATTTCGTATCGAATCTTGTGACGCTGAAGTGTGGCTTCATCAAGGGTCCTGTTGTTCGAAGAAAAAAGAAAATGAATTGGGTGAAGGTGAACGGCCGGAGTAAGCCTGAGATTACGCTAGAGCTTACGGTAGAGTTTGATGCTCCGAACCCGCTGGATATTTTCGAATCAAGAGGCATGACGAACGTGGATGACGGAACGCTTATTGAGCGGATCCGTTTCACTCGACTTGCTCTCCAGCGCATGAAGGGTACGGAAGGGTACGATGATGCCGCGATAGATTTGGTGCTTCATCATTTCGGGCCGGATGGCTACACGAATTACACCGAGACGGATGACACCAGGAAGAAGCTTGAAGAGAAGGGCTGGGATACAAAGTTCACGCCTGACTCTATCGAGGGGTTGGAGTATTGGACTTGCGTTCAGGGCGCCATGCTTATCGATGTCGGCATGGAGAAGGATCCAGATGGAAAAGCAATCAAGCCTCTTGAAGAGTACGAGATAAATGCAATTCGTATTGGCCCCTACATTATCTATCGAGCGATCAACGATGACCCTCTTGGTAGACGTTCAATTTTCAAAAGTGGCTGGGCGAAAGTTCCTGGCTCGTTTTGGTTCAAGGGTGTTCCCGAGTTGATGGCCGACCTTCAAAGAATTTGTAATGCCAGTATCCGGGCGCTGGTAAATAATCAGAGCATGGCCTCTGGCTCTCAGATGGTTTACTCTGACATCAGCCGACTGCCTGCTGGCAACGACATCGAAGAATCCTACCCCGGACAGGTTCATCAGTTTACGAGTCTTGGTGCTGGGAATGAAAAACCTCTTTACACTTTGGATATCCCATCTCATGCAACTGAGCTCATGGGGATCTATACATCTTTTGCGAATCTTGCGGATGAGTACACAGGCATACCTGCCTACGAACATGGTCAAGGGACTCATGTTGGGGGAGCTGGCAGGACACTTGGCGGGTTATCTATGTTGATGACCAATGCAGCGCGTGGAATCAAACTTGTCATCATGCGAATTGACAAGAACGTTCTTAGGTTAGCGATTCAAAGAACGTATGAATTCAACATGCTGTACCATCCAGACGAGACGATCAAGGGGGATGTAGAAGTTCAACCGGAGGGTATCCTTGCGCGGATAATCAAAGAACAGTTGATGCAGCGAAGGATCGAATTCTTGAACGCAACGAACAATGAGACAGACCGAAAGATCATGGGTCTTGAAGGCCGCGCAACCGTCCTGCGCGATGCGGCCAAATCACTTGACTCAAGAGCTGGCGGCGTCGTGAAGACTCCAGAACAGATCGAAGAACTCGAGGAACAGGAACAACGGCAACAGGAACAAATGCTTCAGGTTCAAATGCAGCAGATACTTGCTGCAGGCCAGGGAGCCCCACGAACAGGAGGATAGAGCGAGATGAAGATGAAACGAATTGGACTGATGATTTTAACAGCGGTGCTTTGCATGACCGCGCCGGTTTTGGCTAACTGGCGCGAGAAGGTGGACATCGGCAATCTTCGGGTTGTGACGTTGACCGCAAATCCGTATAAAGGGAACACGGCTATTACGGTTGAGTCTGCGATCACGTTTGAGGCGGCTATCACGATAGCGGCTGATATAGACGTGGGCGGCTATGACATTACTGGTGCTGGCGATATAGCTACTACCAGTCTTGATGTCAACTCTGTTGCGGCTACTGACTATGTTCGCATGGATCAGACGAATACAACGGGAACATCCACAGAACCGTATATGGAGATCACTGATGCACGTACTGGCACATTTGCAGATACGGCGGCTGAGGCTTCTCTTGTCATAACTGCGGCTGGCGCATACGGGCTTGCGGTTGTTGATGGTATCGTAAACATCGAAGCTGAAATTGATTGTACTGGCGACATGACGCTTGACCCGGCTGGTGACGATCTGATTGTTGATGCTACCATTGATGCTACGGCCATTACGGTTGATGCTGGTGCTGGTATTGATGTGAAGTCTGCTGGTACGCTTGATATTGGCGTTTTAACTGCCGATGCCGTTGACATAGGCAAAACTACCGAGATAACCACGATCAAGGGGCTTCTGAATGTAGACGAAGCGGCTACCTTTGATATTACTGTCGGTGTGACTGGAGACCTAACTGCAAGTGGAAACTTACTCGGTGACGATGCAACGGTTGTCTCCAATATTGCTACGATAGCGACAGACCTTATTGTGTCTGACGGATCGGCCCTTGCGATAGGTGATGCGTCTGAAACGATTGCCATAACCTCATCCGACTGGACGATTTCAACGTCTGGTGCGATGGCTGGAATTGGTGCGATTGGATGCGACAGCATTGCTGTAGTGGGTGCAATATCAGCCAACGGCACGATTGCTGGCGACGACGATACTGTGGTTACTGGACTGTCGAACACAACTTGGGTTGCGGCAAGTACGTTGACCATTGGGACTGCAACTGTTGTTCCGACCTCGGCTACTGAGTTGACGATCACCGAGACCACGCTGACGCATTCCGGAACAACGCTTGGTGCGGCGGCTATTACGGCGAGTGGAACGATCACGGCTAACGGCGACATCACTGGTGATAATGACACCATCGTTTCCGGCGTAAGCAATGTCACGTTGGTTGCTGGTGCGGAACTGACAATAGACGGTAAGTACGCCGTTGTCGGTCCTGATGCAAGTAACGGGTATATGGTGCAAATGGGTGGTGGTGCAGGCGTAACGAACGGTGCGACGATCACATATCCAACGGCCTTTTCTTCGGCCCCGATTGTCATACTTGGCTACAATATAGCAGGTTCGGCAACGAACGCTTATCCTTCGTCAGTTGGAGCGACTACGTTTGTCGTGAATGGTACGGCGGGTATAGTCCAGAACTGGGTCGCTTATGGAATCAGACCGTAATTGAATTGATCTGGCTGGGGCTTCGACTTGAGGCCCCAGCTTCAGATGGGGAGAAAGATGAGTCGAGACGACGAAAGATTGATAGAGAGCAAGAAGCTTTCGAAGGCACTATTAGATCTTCGTGGTGCTCCGCTTGAGTTGTACCTGGAATCTCTCGTAGAACGACTTGTCGAACAGGATGCAGAGAACAGGGTGCTGGATGGGGCGGCTCTCTATCGTGGGCAAGGGAAGTCACAGATGCTTGTTGAAATAATTTCGCAGGCTGAATCTGCCGAAGAGGTAATGGCTAAAGCTATGGCCGCAACCTCAAGGCGGGTCAGGAAACAAAAAGGGAAAAGCGGGAGACTCGGGTAATGAGCCCTGCAAAATTGTGCATACCGGAAACGGCGCACAAAGAGAGGCATGATGTCATCATCATTGACAAAAGAAGATAGACAGCAGCTTCCAGCGGCAACGCTGAAGAAGTTGGATGAGGCAGAGAAGGCGGAGAAGAAGGCGGAAGAGGAAGCGGAAGCGGCTAAGGCTGCTGTGGTAGCGGAAGAAGTTCCGGCGCCCGAAGATGCTCCTCCCCCTCCTGAAGAGAAGCCTGATGAGCCCGAAGTTGTTCCTCCTGAGGAACCCGTTGAGCCCGTTACTCCTGAGCCTGGTGCTGAGGAAGTTGTAGTGGAGACTCCCGGGAAAGAATCAGTGCAGGACCAGTTGAGGAGACTCAAAGACCTTGAAGAGGAGTTGCCTGGAACACCGTTCAAGACATTGAAGGGTAAGTATGATGCAGAGGTTCCGCGTTTGCATGAGGAGAAGAAGGTCCTCGAGGCGCAAGTGGCCGAATTACGGGCCAGGTTGACTGCTGCACCATTGGAGCCAGAGGTTCCGCCTGAATTGTCATTGCTTGATCCTGATGAGCGGGAAGCCGTTTCTGAAGAGGGCGATAGTATCGTTCTGAAACAGGCGAAGGGTGTTATAAGCGCGGCGGAGAAGAAGTTATTGGATAGAATAGAGGCTCTTGAACAGAGGTCAACGGAAACATCAAACCAGCGCCTGTCGGACGAACGTGAGTTGAGAGAGACTCAGATCATGGCGAAGGTGGAAGAAGCTCTTCCTGGTGCGGATATGATCAATAAGAGTCCTCAGTTTACTCAATGGCTTGATCAGCCGGATCCCAATAGCATGACGGGGGCGACCTACGGTGCTAGAGGGGCTGATGTGTTATACCGCGGTGACGTTAAGGGGATAGAGGCAATTCTAAGAGAGGGTGCTGCAGCCATTGGGTTAAAACTTGATGGTGTTGAAGATGGTGAGCCGGCTCGGGTTCCGCCCATTAAGCCGGCAAAGCAGAGTGCAAGTGCGCCTCCGTCACAAACTGAAAAGAAAATGGTCAAAGAGAGTACGGTCTTGAAGTTTTTCAATGACCAAAATGCTCCCGGTGGCCTTCGACATAACGATGGAACAGCCTGGACTCAGGATGAGATCAGGGCGAAGGAAAAAGAATTCGATCAGGCAGAGGATGAAGGCAGAATACTTCAGGGGAAGTAGGCTGTGTTTTTGATTTCCTGGTCATAACATAAGGAGGATGACTAATGAGTTATCCAACAGCAGCTGGATTCAGAGATATTGGCTCCAGCGACATGAAAATGATCCCGACCATTTACAGTGCTAAATGGCTTGTAAAGTTCTACAGGCGTACTGTGTTTGGAGCGATCTCGAACCATGACCATGAACAGGAAATCAAGAACCACGGTGATACCGTTGAGATTCGGGCAATCCCCGACGTCACTTCGCGTACCTACCGCAAGGGCCAGGTCCTGAATTACGAACAGCCGACATCTTCGGCTACTCAGCTCCTTATTGATCAAGGTCAGTATTGGGCGTTCGTGACGAATAAGGTTGATGATGTTCAGACAGATATGAAGGACTACATCAGCAAGTGGGGCGATGACGCAATGAAGCAGACGCAGATAGCTATTGACTTAGCTGTTCTGGGTAACGTCTACTCTGATGCAAGTTCCACGAACAAGGGTTCAGCGGCCGGTGCGGTTACTGGCAATATCAACCTGGGTGTTGATGGCGGAGTTAGTGTTCTTCTTTCGAACTCCGACGTCCTGGATAAGATCGTACAGTGTGGACAGGCTCTTACTGAGAACAACATCCCTGAAGAGGGACGTTGGATGGTTATCCCGGCGTGGATGGCTACTCTCATTTCTACCAGTGACCTGAAAGATGCGTCCCTGGCTGGCGATGATACTTCGATCATACGGAATGGTCGTCTGGGTAAGATAGCGACATTCACCCTCTACCAGAGCAACCAGCTCTCTACAGGTGCGGACAGTTCCGCGAATACCTGTACCCGAATTCTGTTCGGTACGAACCACGCGATCACGTTTGCGACTCAGATCACAGAGAATGAGCATCTGACGAACCCGAATGACTTCGGGATGTTGCACCGTGGCCTCCAGGTTTACGGTTACAAGGTTGTGAAACCGACAGCGCTTGGTGTGCTGTTTGCTTATGCGGCGTAATTAAGTAGTGTGTGGGCTTAGGTAGATCCCTGAGCCCATGCCTCTGAAGAAAGAAAAGAGAAGGGGATAAGAAAGATGACAACTGATAGTACATATATCAAAACGGGAAGCCCTGGCGTTGGTGGCCGAGTGGTTCCGATTCTTAACCAGTTTGTAGTGAACTTTGCGACTACGAATGGTGTTGCTGACACCATCTATCCGATCTTCCAGTGCCCAGAGGACTATGTGGTTCTCAGTGCTGGGTATGAGATTCTGATCGCTGGTACGGCGTCTGGGACGTTGGACCTTGGTAAGGCCGGAGGCACGGAGTTGCTTTCTGCTGTTGCTATCGATGCGGCAGTTGGGACGAAGGCACAGGGCGCTATGGCTGCTCCAGTGTTCTTCTCGGATAGCGATTCGATTGATATGCAGGTCGCGGCTGCTACGCCCGTGCTTGGCAAGATGCGACTCTGGTGGGTTGGCATTGATGTTTCGGAATTGAACATCATCAATGACTTTGCATAGCCTGTAAAGTAGACTGATTTAATGCCCCGGGCGGTTTCGACCGCCTGGGGTAAGTCTCTATCTGGAGTTGCCCCTTGAATTGTTACAGAAGCATATTATCTTTTTCCCTCTCCTGTTCTTTTCCGCATTCCCATTTTGATTTTGAGTGTAAGCCTATTTTGAATGAATCCGTATGTGCTAATGGAGGAGCCGAATAATGAAGAAGCTTTGTTTAATTTTGTCAATGATCCTGCTGTGTTCAGTAGTGGGTTATGGAGCTGATGGTTATGCTGATGGTCAGAAGACGATAAGCTCTTTCGTCATTACTGGCGATATTGATATGAATGGCTTTGGTATTACTGATGTTGATGACATTACCGGCGATGGTACTGGTAGCATCACGAACTTCTTGAACGTGTGGGCTACTACAGACTTCTATGAGGGGGGTGTTGCGCTGGATACGAAGTATGTTCTGCTGACAGATGTAAACTACCTCGGCGCATTGACGAACGGTGTTGTAGCCGCTGGTGATGCATGGGCCGGGACAAAGGCTGGCAGAATATGGACCATGACCTATCCCACAAACAACTCAGCGTTTACGAATGACTCATTGTTCTTGGATGCGACTGCGGCAGATTTGCTGTATCTTGGAATCTTAGCTAAGGCCGCTGACTCCGACAAACTGGACAACATAGATTCAACAGGCTTTTATCGGATCACAGGCGATACGCTGGAAGGCGACATTGTCGGCGGCTACTACAACCTCACCAACGTCAACAACGGAACCTTCACGAACGGAATGTTTTGGGGAAATCTGGATTTGTTTGGGGCCAACACAAAGTACCTCACGCTGACAGACGATATCGAAGCGGAAGTTGCGGCGGCAACGGCTGGCGATACTCTCGTTCTGGCAAAGGGAACCTACACGGTTACAGATGACATCGATATCGACAAGGCGATCACCATCGACATGAACGGTGCGACCATTGCCTGTGCTACCGACGCGAAGTACATCTTCCATATCGTAGCAGATGACGTGACTGTTAAGAACGGCTTGTTCAGTATCAACGCCTCTGGAACTTACCCCGCGTTTGCGGATGGCTCTGCCGGAGCTGTGTTTGACAACGTGAACTTCGAGAACATTACCGCCACCTTCACGGCACACTCTGGAGACCAACGAGGTTTCCAGTACTACGATGCTGGTGGGTATCTGCGGGATATAGTAATAAAGGGTTTGCAATCAACGGACCTCCGGTGCAGAGGGGTCTATATGGCAAACCTTGCTTCGGCTGAAGCCGCGACAAAGATAGACTGTTACAATGTAGTTGTTGAGCAGGCTGTAGCCGCTGGCGTGTTAAGTCATGCGTTCAGCGTCTTGGATAGCTCTGCTTCTCAGGATGCCACTTTGAACCTTTACAACTGTAAGGGCGTGGCCACTGACGCTACTGGTGATTCCTATGGAGCCTCCGCCACTGGCTCAGATGCGATCTTGAACATCTACGGCGGTACATTCAGCGGTGGTAGTTACGATGTAGCGGCCCTCAGTTCTGGAGTGCCGACAATCTACTCGTCAACGCTTGTCAACGGAACTACGGTGGGAACGGTGACATCTGTCGGCGAGTTCAATGCGGCTTCATTCCATGCAAACAATTCTCTCTGTGAGGCTGACTTCAACGACGGAGCATCACAGGACTTCAGTGCCGCAGGATACACCCACATAACAAACTTCGAGATTAACGTCTGTCATGCGATTTATACGTCCACAGAAAGCAATGCAACGGTTTCTGTCGCTGGCTGGTACAATGCGTATATGATGCTTTCGTGGAAATCATCTAGTGCGGCAAATGTGGCTTGCCACATGTTTACGAATGGTGTGAATGCTGTTACTGCGTCTGGAAATCTATTAGGATGGGATGCGTCTACAACGGTTACAGCAAACAGTCAGCAAGCATCGTTTACGAAGCATATTTACCTGACCGCTGGAACTGTTGTTGATTGGAGAATACAAACGGGAGCTAATGAAACTCTCACTTGGAATCATGGAACCGTGGGATTGGAATTGAAGTAATGAGAAACGGGGAGTCTCGATGAGCGAGAAGCCGGAAAGAACGGGATGGCTCTGGACGGCCATAGTGATCTTTGGTTTGGCACTGATTATTCTGGTGGCTTCGGGTATTACAGCATTGGTAGCGGCAACGACTGGGGGATGATGATGGACAAGGAAAAATCAGAGATGCAGAAGGTTCTTGGTGACAAGCTTAAAGATGAAATCAAAGAATCAGATGCCGCCGTCAAGGACATGAAGGATCGAGAGAAAAGCTGGGATGAGTCAAGGCCGATTGTGGCTGATGGTCTTGGGCTTGTGAGTCATCGTGATGCTGTAACTCATGCTGGTCTTCAGGACGTTACCAAAGAACTTGGAAAGCTTGCTGACGTTGTGATACAGAACAATGGCCATGTGGCAACGGTGAATGTTCCATTTTTAGGCCCTGCCCCCGTCAAGTATGTTGTTGCGGTTATTATGACGGCCTTGGCCTTGGGGACCTATGGTATTGTCGAGATAGTTAAGGCAGGGAGGTTTAATGAATTTGCTGAAGGGATAAACGATCTCCGGGGAAAGCCAACGGCGTCAATGGGTGCTGAGACAGCAGAAGGAATTGCAAAGATAGATGAATAGAGAACCCATAGCAGTGTCGCTACAAAGAGAGCGTGATGAGTATCTCAAGATGCAACTCTCGATTCAGTTGTTTCAGCCAAGCGAGGTGGTTAAGACAGCGATCCTTGAGGCGTACCATGATCCCAATTGGCCCTGGCAGAAAAGCGACGGGTGTACGGGCGTCAGTGAGATATATTTCCCGAAAGGCTTTAAGTTTCCTCCGTGCGTTATGCACGATCACAAGTGCCATTTGGCTTCCCTGGCAAAGACTCGCAAAGAGAGGAACGTTCTTCGACTGGAAGGCGACAATCTTCTTTACTTGGCAAACCGCGATTATGGCGTATCGAGGATCCGGAGCAAGGCTCGATGGCTTGGTGTCCGAATATATTGGAATTTCTGGGGTAGGTGGAAGTCCTTGAAAAGTGGCGTTCATTCTGGTAGAGATTGTTGTCGAGGCCTATAGTGGGCAAAATATAAGGAGAGATGAGCATGAGCGGTAAAGTCATATATCTGAGAAAACAGGGAACGAATGAGACTATGGCGGTATTTCAGGGAGCACCTATCCTTGAGAACCCTTCGGTTGTCCAGATTGACCTGAAGGAGCATGAGGCGTGTATTGCCGAACGGCGCAAAGCTTCAGAGGCTGATCGCATGGCCAAGAAAGAAGGATTTTCCAGCGTTGCTGATAAGGCTCATGCCGCTGTTGTAGAGAAGAACCAGGCGAGGAAGCCGGCGAAGGTCAAGCGTGTGCCTTCCAAGGACAGTGAGGAAGATATGGCGGCTAAAGCTGCTGTAGCAGAAGAGAAGGCCAAAGCCAAGGCAGAGGCCGATGAAAAGAAGGCGGCAAAGAAAGCCGAAGCTGAGAAGGTCAAGGCCGAGAAAAAAGCCAAAGCTGATGCAGCCAAAGCAGCCAAAGCCGCAAAGAAAAAGAAATAGAAAGGGCGTGTACAATGGAAGAACTGAAACAGGTTGGTGATCTTCGGATTGCTACAGAGGATGATAACCCGTTTGCCGTGAGGAAGATCGGCAAGCTTATTCATTACGTTCAGAAAAAGGGAACGAACGTAAGCCATGCTGTATTCTCGAATGCGGCTATCCTGGATCGAGTTAATGGATTCGGCCTTCAGGAAATCAAGGATATGGAATTCATCTCTGAAGCCCAGCACCAAAAGAACATTGGTATTGTGACAGCAGAGGGGAAGTCTACGGTTTTGGCCAAGGCGAACGCTGGTCCTGATGCCGATGCTGATGCAGCGAAAGGGGATCCGTTCCCCGAAGATTGGCAGAAGCTGACGAAGAAAAAGCTTCTGGCGCTTGTGACCCTCCAAGACCTCGATGTGGACTTGAAGGGAACCAAGGTACAGCTCATTGAAAGAATAGAAGCCTGTAGGGAAGGTAAGCCGGCTCCTACAGCCTAAAGAACCAGGGAGTACCAACAATGTCAACTGTCGCAAATGCCATTACGCGCATAAGAGAGCAGATCAAGGACGATGTAGCCAATGCTTCTGACCAATATCGTTGGGATGATGATCTTCTTATTCGGCTGATAAACGATGGGATATATGACATTGTTGGTACTCACCCTGAAGCAAGCTATCTCGCCTCGATCTCAGTAGCTGATCCTGTGCGTGTCACAGCCGTTGCTGACGATCTTCCCATCACGGACTACTATCTTACCTCTCTGGTAGACTTCGTGGCCGGTAGGGTGCTTCTGGAGGATTCTGAGGACGCTGGAAACCTTGTTCTGAGTAACGAGCACAAGGATCTCTCTGGCGAGAGCAAGGAGCAATAATGAGTAATACGACAACTTTCATCACGATGTACGATCAACTGATGCCTGAACTCCCCAAATGCCCTCAGGCCTTGATTGATAAGCATACCCGGAACGTATGGATCAAGTTCTGCCATGAGACCCAAGCGTGGACTTATGATCTTACTGCTATAAACATTCGTGATGGCGTTCAAGAGTATCGGCTGGATGGTCTGCAGCCTAGTTATTCTCAGATAGATACCTTGGTGACTGTGACCAGGGAAGATGTTGTCATTGAACCTGGGACTGGATACACGATGGCCAATAGGCAGATGTCTATCTGGCTTGAGGATGAGCCAAGCGCTGACGTTACGGCCGGCTTAGAGATTCAGGTAGCGTTACGTCCGACAAGATCAGCGACATACATTGAGACTCGCCTGTATGAAGATTGGGAAGAACAGGTTGCCAAGGGGATTCTGTCTGTTCTGATGAAGATGCCGGGTAAGTCGTGGTCGGACAAGACCATGGGGAATCGGTATGACCGTGAATTTAGAGATACGATAGCGAAAGCACGAATTCAGCAGACCCGCGGTGGCATGAACAAGAGGACGGCGGCCCGGGCTCCAAGAGCGTACCGATGGTAGGAGGAGATTAATGAACCCTTTGATTGTGTACAGTGATGATGACAGACCCTCGATCTGGTTTCAGATAATCAATGATGATGGTGTGGTGGATCTTTCGGATGCCGATACCGTTGTAACGTGGAAGTTCCGGGCGGCAGAAACGGAGTCTGTCCTTTCGACGGGAACCTGCACAAAGGTCAAGGGTGATGGAGTAACTGGTTGGGTTCAGATGGACTGGGGAAGCACCGACCTGGATGATCTTGATGGCGGAAGCTACGAGATCGAGATATCTATTTCGTTTGACGGCTCTATACAGACGGTGAATTGGTTTTATCATCTTAATGATATTTCTGATATTGAAGAGACAATGCCTGTGCTGGTCAAGGAGGATTTCTAATGAGTGATCTGCGAGGCCTCAGAGCCGCATGGACAATAAAATCGGAGGACGTGAACGTGAGCACAACATTTACCATAGCCCTTACCACGGTGACGGCTTCCAGGATAGACGCCTTAATAACGATTGGCGGATCTGCGAGATATCTTGTGGACTTCTGGCTTGTCGATGCAATTTCTGATCCAAATCTTCGAACCGTGGATCCTCCGAGCGGGAATCAGGAGGTCGAGTGGTCAAAGGTAACGGCGGCAGATGGGACATATACGCATAGTGTTATTAATGTGACTGCCGGCAAGACTTGGTACTTGGTGGCGATCTGGGGTGGTCGATACGTTGTCAGCGCTGCAATCAGCTTCTAAGGAGAATAAGGACATGAGAAAACATATCGCAATACTGACTGTGCTCCTCATGGGGGCTTCTGTGTTTGGTGCGTCTCCGTGGCCATCGAGTGATGTTTACCCGAGGATGTTTGGTACGAACAAGACAGACACGGTGATGAATACAGCGCTCACGGCCATAGGGACCAGGGTGTGCCGAGTGATTGTGGATGGTGGGACTTGGACGATATCCAACAATGTCACCTTCCCAACAAATACTCATGTTTACATTGCGGCCGGCTCAAAGCTGAGTATCGCCAACGGCAAGATCGTTACGTTTAATGGCGGGTTTGATGCTGGGGCTTATGACGTTTTCGATGGTACGGGGGTAACTGCTGGCTCTCCCAAGATGATGTATCGTCTTGTTGAGTGGGGGAGTGCGACCACGTATCCGATGGGGGTAGGTGCGACAGATGATCTTCTTGCCAGCAATAAGACCGTTTCTGGTGTATGGCTGATAACGAATGCGGCCAGTAGCTTCGGTGGTGTGCTTGGGGCGAACATTCCAGACCTTACCGCGGCAGAGATCGTCTCTGGTGCTTGGGTTCATTCTGCGAATCTTTCTCTGGATGATGGGGTGGGTGATTCTCCTTCGTTCATTTTACAGGATGCCGACAATAAGACGTTTACGATAGCGAAACTGGATGCCGGAAATACCACGTTTACCTCTACAGAGGGTGACTTCCTGTTCACTCCATATGGTGATGACTTCCTTCTGGATGGTGGTCTTACCGTGGGGAGTGCTACTGAGGCCGGTGATAATAATCTGCGGGTAGAGGGTGATGGGACGTTCAACGGGAATATACTTGGAGATGATGCTACGATTATTTCGAACATAGCGACAATCGCCACGGATCTTCTTGTGTCGGATGGAGCTGCCTTGACGATTGGATACAGTGCAGATACGACAGCTATCACATCTTCTGACTGGGCAATAGGCGCAACTGGTATAGCGTCCGGACTTGGGACAATTGGGTGCGATGGGAACATTACGCTGACCGCCGCAAGTGGGGATGCGACGATTTCCTCTATTGGCGCTTCCAGTCAGGATGGCATGGTTCTTTTGGATGCTGATGCCGGGGGTGATAATGCAGATAGCTGGTGGATGATCTCTCGGGCTTCCGACAATTACTTTGTCCTGGCGAACCATACAACGACGAATCTGACCGTTACGGCGACAGGAAATGGGACGATTACCGGAGATTGGGATATCGATGGGAATGACCTGACATCTCCGGCAGACCTGACGATCACGCCGGCCGGAAATGAGGTTCTGATTGATGGTGGGTTGAACGTGGGTGGGACAACGCAGCCTGGAGATAACAATCTTAGGGTTGAAGGGACTTCGGCCTTTGTCGGGGCTGGTACGGCTACGGCTGACTTCACGTTTAACGGTGGGATTATTGGTGATCAGGCGACAGACATCACGTTGGTTGATGAGGCGACATTCGTTGATCTTACTGTTACGAATTCACCATCGTTTGTGTCTCGTTATGCGCTTTTGAGCAAGGATACTTCTACTCAGTATGCGACTGAGCATGGAACGTGTACGAACCTTCAGGCCGTAAGCTTTACGACTGCGTTTGCTGTGGCTCCCCAGATATTCCTGACGTATCAGGCGGCTGCAACTACGAATGCTTATGCAACGTCAATAACGGTCAATGGGTTTACGGCTGGCGGAGAACTGGTGAAGTCTATGGCATGGTACGCTATCGGTCAGAAATAGGGGGATGAAGAATGCCTATTATAGGGCTGAATACGTTCCGTGGTTTGTTCCCTAAGATCGACCCTCGCCGGCTTGGTCAGGAAGATGCTCAGGTAGCTGAGAATACAAATCTGATTCCGAGAAACTTAACTCCATTTCTTGAGCCGGCGACTACGCAAGCGCTCACTGATGCTCTCCAAGAAACGATCTTCCTTTGGAGGCGTAACGATACGACTGAATGGCTGAGTTGGGCGCTGGACATTGATGTCATCAAGGGGCCTATCTATGAGGATCAGTACGACAGGATCTACTATTCCGGGAATGGCGACATCAGGATTAAGGGATGGGATGGCGGGGTCAGTGACCGTGTGGCTTCTCTGCCTTCTCCTGATGCGCCTACTGTATCTTCAAAGAGTTGGATCTTTGATGCGAGCGTGGTGACTGCCACGTACAAGGATACGTCCGGGACCTACCAGTTATCGCTTTCCGGGTATGAGCGGAATGAGGGGGTTCTCAAGTTCATCTTTCATCTTGCCTCCCATATTGCTGGAGAGGCGCCCTGGCAGTATCGGCTGACCATTCCTGATACCGGTGATGATCCTGCTTCTGCAAGCACTCCTACGAATCTTACGGATGATCCTTCTGATATCTATGAGGATAAGATTGATTTGCTTTTGGATGGCACAAAGTACGCGACATTCCAGGTGACTCAGATCGACTACACGAATTATCAGTGGGATGCCGATGTGGGCAATGGCTATACGATTCCCTTTGATATCGAGTTTACGGTGAACATGAATTATGAACGTGCGACAAATCAGTTTGTGTACTATGTCGAAACGTTTGTTGATGACTGGGGCATGGAAGGGCCGCCTTCAAGGATTGATCAGGCTACAGCGCAAAATCCTGCCCCTGTCACTCGAATAACATCTTCGCCCACTGACCTTTACCAGAAGAGCGAGGCTACGGAGTGGCAACCGGGCGAAGTCTTGAACCTTGCTCTTGGTGGTGATACTCCGGGTGGCTACTTTCTTTCTAAGCGTCGCATTTACAGGTCTGCTGCCGGCACATCTGAAGATGCTTTCTTCTTCCTCGCTGAGGTTGATGAGGACCAGACCACGTATGCAGATAGTAAGTCCGACGCTGAGCTTGCGGAACCGATGCCTTTGGTGCAGAACCCGCCTGATGGTCTACAGGGGCTCATAGGGATGCCTGGAGGCTTCACAGCGGCCTTCAAGGGCAAAGAGTTGTATATGTCGCCCTTATACCTGCCTCACAGCTATCCCGACCAGTACAGGCTCACCTTCGAGTTTGATGTTGTGGCTATAGCGGCCAGCGGGAATGACATCATTGTGATGACAACGGGGAGTCCCTACTACGTTACGGGATCGCATCCTGAAGTGATGACGCAGACGAAACTTATGGTGAACCAAGCGTGTGTTGCGAAGAAGGGTGTTGCCGCGATAGGGAACCTTATCCTTTATCCATCCCCTGATGGTATTGTCGCTGTAGAGAATGGATCCGCAAGGTTGATCTCGGAGCCATACTTTGACCGAACAAGCTGGCAGGCTCTGGCGCCTTCTTCGATGATCGGGGCTTCCCACGATAAGAAGCTGTTTGCGTTCTTCACGGATGATGCACTGGTCTGGGACTTTGATGAGGGGCCGCGGTCACTGGTCAAGACCACTCAGCGGGTGACTGGCCTGTATGATGATCTCGAGGATGATATTCTGTACATGATCCAGAGTGCTGAGATTACGTCTTGGGAGGGTGGCACGGATTACTTGACGGCCAAGTGGCGAAGCAAGGAGTTCCAGTTGAAGAAGCCATTGGAGTTTAACTCTGGCAGGGTTGAGGCGGACAGCTACGATAACTGCGTTCTCCGGGTATATTCGAAGGGGGTTGCTGATGTTACGGCACAGCTGATCATAACGGTAAACGTTATAGATGGGCTGGCATTCCGGTTGACGAAGGCACGGCCTGAGCGTGTTTGGACGATTGAGGTAGAGAATGATTCTCCCGTTACAGAGATAGCGATTGCTACGAGTATGGAGCTTCTTAGATGAGCCCGATAGACTTGAATAGAAATTTGGCTACTGACTTTATTGGCCGTGGTATTCCTGACCGGAGTGGCGTGACCGACCCGAGCGCGAAGCGTGTTCTTGATGCTTTGGCTGAGACCGTTCAGCAAATGGGTAAGCGGATGAATGAGATAAGCAAGGCTTTGAATACTGCTGAAGGTGCTGTAGCGGCGAAGGCGGCTACGGCTGGGTCTGGTGTGGAGGAACCCTCTGCTGGTACACCTTCTTCTCCAGGGCAAGTGCTTGAGGGGCAGCATTCCGTGGCTGTCGTAGGGAACAAGATCCAGTTTGTGAACGATAAAGAGCCCGGGAACCTGTATGTATATGCTACAGACGCTGAGGGCAATCGTGGATGGATGACGGCGGTAGACTTTGTGAATGTTGTTCTTGGCGATGCACTGGAAACATATTTGGAGGCGTGGATGACAACGTGGGTAGCGGCGAATACTGTTGAGGAGCTGATGACCTCTACCAGCAGTTACAGCGAGGGCACGAAACAGTTTGTGAATATCCTTCGCCGGTATCGAGTGTTTGGTGTTGAGGGTGTTGTTCCGAGTGTGATCTTTACGGCTGAGGAGTGTCCATAGTGACCGTTGGAAAACTACAGGCTACGGCAGGTGGCAAGATGCTTATTCATGCGAGTGGTAAGCTGATGGCCGAATGCTGTTGCGACCAATGCGAACTTGATTTTTCTGGAACGCTTGCCTTCCGGTATATCGCTAATCAGGTCTACACGGAGACTCAGGATGTGAGCCTTATAAATACCGGCGATAGTAACGTCACATGGCTTTCCGCTCTGTCTGGAGACTCTGAGGTAGCAGACAATGATACTGTGAATCCGTCTTCTGGCTCCCTTAATTCAGGCATAAGTGTTGTTGTGGAAAATACTATCGATGGATCCGGCATAGGCGTTAATGGTACTTATACTGGCACCTTGACGGCTACGGGTTCCCCGGGAGCGTGTACAGCCGATGTCCCCGTTACTTTATTGGTGGCAGCCCTCTTTACCGGCAACATCAAATATCACCTTGAGTACACTGTTCCTGGTTTCGGGTATGATGGTACATTTGCTTATCAGTCTCCCGGGTATTGGTTTCATGCTATTGGGCCGGTGGAGCGAATGTCACTCTGGATTGATGTGAATGGTGCTCGACTTCAATATAGGAATGCCGTTGGCGTCTCGTTCACAATAAGTCCAGATTTTGATGTGACCTTTAGATATAGCGATGGCTACCCGGCTGGAATTTCAGCATGGTGGAATGGTTGGGATCCTATTTTCGGCGGTAATCCCATTCAGGTAGAAATAGGTCCTTCCGTATGGTAATGAAAGAGATTCAGAATGGCTATCTTGAGGCAGACAGAACAAAGAGTCCCCCGGCGCGTGTGCCTGGGTATGAGGCGGCATTTGGTGATCCTTATGTCTTTCTTCCTGAACTGCCGGCGTGTGATTTCAGGACAAAGAAGCTTGTTGTTGAGAGCTGCTGTGGTGCTACCGAAAAGACGCATTGCTCTGAACTGGATGCTTTTGTTACAAGAGAGCAATGCTTAAAGTGTGAAACGACTCACGATGAATAGGAGGCGGAGATGCCATTAGGACAAGGTTATCAGCGAAAATCAGAAGGGCTGCTCGGCAGGGCGGAAGGGGCGTATGGCTCTCTGAGGCGTGGTGGTGGAGAGACAAGTGCTTTGGGAAGTAGTCTTGCTGGCCAGTATCGAAGAACGTTTCAGCCATTGAACGAGCGTATCGTTTCAGAGGCGCCGATCAACAGCAATGATCTCGTAGATAGGGCTTCGCTGGATACGGGGTTGGCCTTTGATAAGGCTCGAGGGATTCAGTCACGTAATCTGAGCCGTATGGGTGTCAATCCGAATAGCGGTAGGTTTCAGGGCTTACAGCAACAGTTACAGCTTGCTCAGGCAGCGGCTGAGGCGGGAGCCAAGACCAGGGCACGGCGTTCCGGCCGGCGAGAAAGCTTTGAGAGGATGATTGCCGCGGCAGGGCTTGGTAGGAATCTTCCTGGTCAGGCGACAAGCGCGATGCAGTCGGGATCCTCACAGCAAGCCAGGGCGGGAGAGGGCTTCCGGGCATTGGCTGGTGACTATGATCGGTTAGCGGGTGATGTGGCCGAAGATAAAGAGACTGATAGTTTTCAGGCCGAGTTGAACAATCTCTTCGGCGGTGGTGGCGGTGGTGGTAGGCGTCAGGTAGGATATAATCCCGGTGGGTTTGGAACGTTCAGCCGTACCGTTTAATTTCAGGAAGGAGAGTGTACCATGAGCGTCTATAGTGGTCGAGTGAGAGGTCGGAAGGCGAATCGTCGGTATGGCCTTCAACTTGCGGCGAGTAATCGTGCTGATGAGCGATTGAAGATGGAGAAGTCTCGATCAAGGCGTAGGTCTTCACCAAGGGGTTTAGGGGCTGTAAGTCAACCTCCCGTTGATGAAGGAACATTCTTTACGAGGGACAGAGATCGTGGGTTGGGTGCGACTTCTGATGTTCAGGTTATCAAGCCTCCATCTGGTTTGGGCAAAGAAGCCAAGGCTGAGTCCGGGTTTGCCGTAGCGAGGCGTGAACGTGCGCTGATAGACCATCTCAAGGGCAAGGGCGTGGATGCCGCAAGAGTCCAGCTTAACCGTGATGGGTCTATGGAGATTTTGAATTCCGGTGGTAAGTCTGGGGTATTGAACCCTGAACAGGTTGCGAACATTATGAAAGACTTTGGGCCGGGTGCTGAGAAGGCGGCTATCAGGGCTGAGGATCTTGCATTGAAGAAGAGTGGCCAGGCAATCACAAGGAAAGGCCAAAAGCTAACGGCTCGGGCTCAGGATATCAAAGAGAAAGGGCTAGACGATGGACTTGGTTTGAGCGCTAAGGATATGCGTACCTTCACCGTATTGAACGGTGATGTTCGAAATGCACTGAGCCGCGTTGAGTCCCTTGTTTTTAGCGGAACG